TTTTTTTGGGCTCAACTAAACTACTTAAGCAACAGGCAGAAAATCACTAAACTGCTCACAACTGTAGCCATTCAAATGAACATCTCGCGCCACTCCTCATTCAGGCGTTCATGGCTGGGGATTTCATATCCAGCCTCTTCAAATGGGAGCATAAGGCGATTATACGCCGAGCGCGGAAGATGAAATGCCAACTGGGCAATGGACAGCAACTTGGCCTGCAATGTTCCTGGCCTAGCCCATTTTAGCAATTCAGCCAAATGTTGTTCTTCCATGACTGGTCGCACGAGACTACCATCCAGCACAAATCCCCGTTTAAGGAACGTGCACTGTGTGATGTCACGCCAGTCGATCTGCTCACTCTTATCGGCTGCAGTCACTTTGTAAGGTGTCTTGGAGTAAAACTCCAACCAGTCAGAAACTGGAAATTTCTCTGGGGATGAAACTAAAATGTCATCACCATAACAGAGGATGCCAACAGGGCCATCGGCAGCGTAACTGGCGGCAGCTCGGGCAACAATGTTGTTCATAATGGTGTTAAAAATTGTTGTGCCAGAGCATCCAGAAGGCAATCCTCCGTCAAGGCGGTAGGTTTCATCATCCCAGTGGTGTTTAGAATAACAGAGAGAATCAATATAGGAAAGCTGTAAAGTTCCATAACCAAGAGTGGTCAGAAAATGCTTCAAAATGCAAAACATGCCAGAAGTATGTGAAGCATCAAATCCAGAGTAATCCATAGCCAATACATTCCGGCTAGGGGCAGTATAAAAGATCTGTGTCCAGGCCAAGTCTGGATTAACTCCAACAGCTGATCCTGTATTCCAACCGGGATTCTTGTGAAAGAAGGCAAAGAGCCGACCGAATAACATCCGGCCAACTATAGCATGCCCAAACCCTGCCACATCTATGACGCGGGTCTTCCCGGCTTGAACTTTCTCTTTTGGTCTCAATTCATCTTTTAAAAATGTCAGAAACACATGTTTATCATAATTGTAATCAAGATATCGATTTATCTCAGCCATCAGCTCCAATGAAGAACCAGTCTTTGGGTTCCACAAGTCAGTCCGGCGCAAGCCTTTCTTAACGTATGGAAGGCCAGGGGATTTATCCATGTCCATTGGGTCCAAGCCATCAATTCCTTCAACTGCTTCCCTAACAGAAAGAGGTTCTAAAAAGTCTGGTGGCAACATGGCACGAATCCTCTCTGCATACTTGTATGAGGCCCATCGAATGCCCCATGGAAGCTGCAGTGAGTCGCCCACATGCTTGGACAAAATGACAGCTTTAAAATTTTCGGGCTCTTTCAACCTTGGGTCTAAATGTGAAAGAGCTGCAGGTTCCAATTTTGGGTCAACACACACAAATGTTGGCTTCAAAGAGGTTCTAGTGGGTGTGTACACAAAGTCTGTTTTCTGCACATCATAAATTTTTCCCTGGAATTCCAGGAATCCCTCAAGAAGGTTGAGCAAATGCTGTCTTGACAAAACTGTTGCTGCACCTATGGCACCATCTCCTAAGGAGTGTATGCCACAAATGCCTTTCCAGACTCCAGCATCTGCGACCATGACAGAGCCACAGTAGCCATGGGCTGTCACGGCCTTATATGGTAACACATGAGGAACACAGCCTTCATAAGTGTTCATTGTATTTTTAAATGGGAGACATTCACCAGACCAGATATAACTGCTACCTTCTGTCTTCATCAAGCCAACTATTGGTGTGCCAGGATTTGGCAGACTGATTATAAAATTGCTTGTGATGTCACGGTATTGTCGTCCAACAGTGAACTGGACTGCAGTTACATCAGATGGATGTCCATCAAATATGGCCTGAACTTTCTGAACTGAAGCTGCTGGAATCTCAGTGTTCTCATAGTGGAAGTTCTTAATTGATGACAAAATGTGAGTGTTGATCAGAAAAATCCGATCACGCACAAACAGGACTGTGGTAGTTTGAAACCTCCCGTTGTGCTTCTCATATGTCATTTCCACTATGTTCTTCTTCATTAAAGTTCTTTCCATTTCCATATTGGCTTGTCCTTTTGGCCCTTGCATCTCAACTAACTTTAAAAGAGATTGTCTATTAGGTTTTGTGGGTTTTATTGCAGTAGCCTCATAGGACCCCTGGAAAAAGAGCTGATACATAACTATCATAATGGAAATAAGAGACAAAATCAGGGTTAGGGCTGCAAGTATTTCTTCAATAATCCTGACCATGTTCCAATAACCTGTTTTCTTCTCTTTGTTGGCAGCAGCAAGCTGGCAATACTCTTTCAGCATCTCAGATCCATGACAATATCTAATAAGCTCAAGAATCAGCTTTTCCTCAGAATTTTCCTTTGCTCTCAAGTTCCATTTCTTGTAGAAAGTTGTAAACCAGGAGTCATCATTTGGTCCTTGGAAAGTGAACAGATTCGTCAGAGAGTTAGAAACATTCTGACGCCTCTGTAGTTCTCTCTTGATCATGTCAAAGACTTCTAGGAAAGACAAGGTGTGTCTGCCATGCTTGAATGCGACGCAGTCGGAGTACAAAATGTTGTGGTCCTGCCTCAACAATGGGGATTGAGATTCCTTACCAGTTGCTTGGAGGGCTCGGACGAGATCTAGAGTCCCATCGGGCTTGGTGTAGGCCCGGTTTGCTTCAACTGTAAGGTCAAGAAAAATTCTTCTTTTAATAGCAGCTGGATCAGACACAGTAATGGGGTTAAAAGAAGGCAAGTTAGTGTTGGCAATCAAAATTTCAGATTTAAAGTGCATTCCTTTATCAGGCAAATCAGCCATGGGCACAATACATTCAGTAGTGGATACCAGCTGGCAGAACAGCCGGAAATCCTCACCGGATGTGTCCTGCCCAAGATCATCAATTATTGTGACAGCTTGCTGTTTGTAGCCGTCAAAATGTTTGGTGGCTGAGTTAAATGCATAGTAAGATGATTTGCCAACTAAGGTGTAAGAAAGCATTCTGGCAAGCATCTCAGAACACACACTCTTACCCTGCCCAGGTGCGCCGCGCAAGACGACAACAACTGGCTCGGGGCGAGTAGGATCAGGTGGAGATGGGTCAAATTCAGGAAACATGCCCATCAATCTTGGGTTAACATGGGCAGCACATTTTCTCATCTTCTTGAAGTAGTTTGCTACTTCAGTCCTGTCTGGGTGCCTGTAGTTATTTGCACATTCCTTATACTTTCTGTGATAATGTGGGTAGTTCTTCATCTCATTCTGGAGATAGTCAGAGGAAACCTCATACTCAGCAGTTCTCCAAGTCTTAAGCCATTTGATTACTTTCTCAAATTGGTGGTAAATCCATTCTGCACCCTTCAGGATGTTAATCAAAGAGCTCACATCCTGCATTGGACCTTGGAGGTGCCCTTTCTTGAAGCGGCTCCAGAACCCATTCTCTGAAAAAGGGTTCAGTTCATCAGGGTAGTTGTGTTTGTTACCACAGCAGCAACCCTCTTTCTTGCAGGATCTAGGCTTAGGCACAGGAGGAGAATCAGTCTTAGCAAATTTCTTCAGGTGCTTGGCCAGTTTAGAAACTACAAATGCTGTCACATCACTGCCAATTATAAAACAGACAGCCGCTGCTGTCATGGGATCATGAAGTGATTTCCAAGCTAAGATGGCATAGCCCAGATATTTAATAAATTTATTTAGCCAAGGGTTCTCAGAATCTCCAGAAAATGAATCCAGCAAGTTGGTGGCCTGTTCTTTAAATTTCTTTAGCTCATCATAGGCTTCACAAAGGGCATCAACTGCTGGGTCTTTCAAAATTTGATACAATTTAGAAAGAGAAGGCCCGGGGTTTTCTTCAACATCTCCTGCTTGCTTTAACAGAGAGAAGTTCGTGGCTCCAGGTCCCTGAAATGCCATCACAGTCATGGCAGATGAGAGTCCTTCATCGTGCTCTCTGCTTTCTTGGGGATGGCTTCTAGAATAGGCCAGGGGGTCATGAATCCCAGGCCGCGGACAAAAGAGTCTCACATTTTCAAATTTCACCCACACAGAAACAGCCAATCCCGCTGTGGATGATGACCTGAGCACAAGCATGCCAAATCCAAAGTCCTGAGGGATTTGATTATTCCTTTTCGGAATTTTTGATGATGTCTCAAACCCTGAATACATGGCAGGCAGCACTGAATTAAATGACACATATGGTACTGAGCATGTGAATACTGGAGTTTGCGCTGGTTTCCATGTGAATGAGGGTAGCGCATAATTATCCACTGAGTCTTTGGCTTTCTCAATAGGGTCTGTTGCACTGAGCTTATCAATATTCCAACCACTCCCAGGGGGAACATAAAGCAGATTCAATGTCAATCCATCCAAGCATTCTGTACTAGCTGGATTTGCTGGCATCACTCTCACAGCAACAGATAGCCCACATCTCAAATAGGTGGCATGTAGGGACTGACGTATTACAGGGTCCCGCAGGATGTCTGAGATGTTCAACCGCAAGTATTGCGGGTCAACATTAGTCATCTTTGTGATTGTTGAGATGTGGAAATACCTGTCCCAGAAGAACGAAACCCTGGACGAACCAATGCTCTCAACTGACAGAGGGACGGGGTTCTCATTTGAAGCACTGGGTGCCATTGCCTTGTCACATCCCGTCTCAGCTGGCTGAAGTGGAGAATCCATGTTTCCCTGGAAGCCGGAGGAGATGTTGGAGGGTCCCTTTAGAACATAATCCTCTCCGGCAAAAACAAACAATAAAAAGTCAGCCAAAGCTGGTGAATTGGGAGGGGATGCCAAGTTAGTGTATTGCCAAATTGTCACATATCCTTTTGACCAATAAGGTGTATCAACCAGAACAGGGTCACTATTTGGCAACATGGGAAAATCTGTCTTGGTATAAGGAGTTCGCACAGGGGTAAAATCATATGGTGCCACATAGGGAACAACTAAATCTACACTGCTGTCCACACCGGTGTCATAGATAACATAATGGCCTTGCATTGCTTCAGCCATAGTGGTTGGCATTGGTGCGTTAAAGCCCTGTGATGTCCAGGCCAAAACAAGCCTACAATTCTGCATTTGGTTCCCAACAAAAACACACCTTATAACTAAAGAACCACGCCATTGCGTGAACATCCTTGTAACAGATCCCAACATAGTGTTTGTGGTCTCATCATTAACAGGTCTCAAAGGCATCCCAAAAATAGGCTTGGTTCTTTCCGTGCTAGAAACACGGATCTCACGATTTTTCACCAAACAAGGAATTTGAGCAAGCTGAACATAGTCAAGAAATTCTCCTGGCATATAAGATGGGCTACTTGCAGGGATCTTGCCATAAACAGGGGCAGCTGTGTATGGCTGTGTTGTTGAAAACAGCGCCCTGCTAGCATCTATGTCTGCTTTTGGTATTGGGCTCTGATACACAGAACTCTGACGGAGTCCATGATACTCAACATTGCATGGAGCCAAGGAAACATTAATGTCAACACTGGGTGTTCCACCGTTGGCCACCAGTAGCTGGCGCAAAACCACAATCACAATAGCCCAGGGACAGTGGACAGTGACATCAGTTATGGGGCCACAGTCCACATAAGGTACACACAATGTTGCTGATGAATTTGTCCTAGGATTAATCAGCTGATGGGGAAAGCAAAACAGGGACTGAGGTGATATGCCACCGTATGGCTGTTCTTCTGGTTTGTACCAATGCTTATCTGTATCATCAAAAGTGTGGTGGTAGTGCCATGTGCTATACATCTTGTCTGGATTATGCCATTTTGAAAACTTGTCCCAAATATCACTTGGAGAGCCACCTCTATTATTGGTGTATGTAAGCTGACCATCAGGCCGAGAGAAGACACTAAACTCAGGAACAGCAAACACACCAATACAGCCACCATGAAATCTAGTTGTGTTGATTTGCACTTGAACTATCCAACCACATTTAAGCAGCTGGTGTTTGGACATAAGGGCCTTGAATGGTGTTTCCTGTGCAACAAGAGCATATGGCAGGTGAGCAGCTTGGAATGAATACACATCTTGAGATGTCGACCACGATTGGGCCCTAAGGGTCACAAACCGTGAGACTGCCGGGCCACCTGATGTACCCTCATCGGCAACTGATGTCACATCAAACTTAGGGCAGCTAACATAGGTGTTGGACCCTACACTATTCTGTGATATTATTGTACTAGTCCCTTTCTGGAGCACATCAACCCTATCAGACAGTTTGTACTCTTCAAATTTTGGCTCGGCAAGCAAAGGTCCAATTCTTGCAGCTGCATTAATTCCAGCTTTAAGAAGAGATGTAGGCCCTGATGCAGCATTCTCAGCAGCATTTGATTCCTGCGAAGACATTGCTCCAGATAGATCAACTGCGTCAGTGTATGAGTTGGAGTAAAAATTGTAATTGATCACTCCAGTGTTGCCAGAGTTATTGGTATTACCATTTTCCATTCTAGAGGTCCCAGTTCCTTGAAATCGTAACATTTCAAGCTTAACATCACAAACCAGTGAGGCGGGGTCCAAAGGATTAGGGTACCATAAATCATACTCAACTTCAGCACACTCAATTCTACGTGTCGTGGTATCAGATGGTTCAAGACGCAGAAGTGGTGCCAGTGGTCTTGGTTTAAAAGCAAAATCTGAATTATATTTCAACTCAATCTCACGAGGAGAGTATGAGTGGCTCTTATCTTTGCGTTTCAGAGAGAAAATTTTCAAACATGCCATGGTGAGTTTCAACTGACTATACAAAGTACAGACGGCCAGCCGCGACCCTGTCAGGCAGCACAAGTCCAGTCCTGCATTCCCATACAGGAACTCCATGCTGGTGGGCCCCAGAGAAATCTCAATAGGTGCCTAGGGATATGCAATGCAGTCCCATTGCCCAGTCAGGAGTACTTGCTCTTCTGTACCCTGTCGCCACCATTGGTGCAATACCCGGTGACAATTGCGCTTTAGCTCGCGCCAGAGCAGGTCTTTCAAGAGGGTTAATCCAATGAATTCATAACCAGGCAATCAAATTTCTGTGTTTAAACACAACAGAAGTCCGAGAACTAATGTTGGGCACAAGATAATCCAAAACTTGCGTAACGAGTACCTAGCTTCCAAGGATTATCACTTACCAGTTACAAGTCCAGAGGGGGAAGGGGGGGGGGGGG